GAGCACCTGACTCTTAATCAGGGTGTCCAGGGTTCGAACCCCTGGTGGTCCACCATATCGCATGAGTGCGAACATTGAATGGCCTGTTCCTTAAATTGGGGCAGGTCATTGCTATAATTAAATATAATTTCTACCCTATCATCAAATATGGTAGCTTGCTTTATGAAAGTATCAATAATGCTTGCTCTGCCTCGCTTGGTGGTAGGGTTTTCTTTTGCCATTTTGTGTAGAAAGAATTCTATATGCTCTGCAGTTAATTGGATTTGATTACTTGCCATTTCATGGTTCGCACGACGTGTCATATGGTCTTGTAATTCCGCCTCTGTTTTCTCTATTTGGTTTTGTAACGTATCAGATATAAACCCTTTGGCGATTGCTTTCATGTAATTATCTAATTCTGATTGCAATTGTTTGATACGATCATTAATAGATTGTAGTTCTAATTCACTTGTACTCATCATATCCTTATTAGCCTTGATAGCTAATTCTGCCAATTGCTTGATAGTGCTCGGTTGGTTCAATATCTCAAGTGTTTTGTTGATTACAATCTCCTCGACTATTTCACGTTTTAGATTTGGTGCATCACAAGTGTGATGTTTTCGTCTATTGTTACATACATAATAGTAATGCTTTTCACCACTCCGAGAAGTTGCCGTAGAGCCTACGTAATGAGCGTTACACTTTCCGCAGTATAATTTACCGCATAAATTGTAAAACTCGCTCCTAGAGGCCTTTAATTTAATTCTACGGCTATTTGCTGATTGTACTTTCTCGAATATTTCTTTTGAAATAATAGAGGGGATAGCATCTTCTACTATAATATCATTCCACTTCATGGTGCCGATGTATTTCTCATTGCTTAGAATTCGTCTAATTACCGCATATGAGAATTTTCCGCCTCTCTTAGATAAATACCCTTTAGAGTTTAAAAACGAGCATATAGAGGGGATAGAGTGGCCTTTTAGATACATATCAAAGATGCGTTCTACTATTTTGGCCTCACGCTTGTTTATGATGAGTGAATTGTCTTTTGTTTTGTCATATCCTAGCGGTGTAGGTGTGCCGTTCATTTTGCCGTTTAATGCATTGTCAGTCATGCCACGTCTAACTTTTTGAGCCAATTCTGCACTGTAATATTCCGCCATGCCCTCTAATACAGACTCAAGGATAATACCAGCTGGGTCGCTACTAATATTTTCCTTGGCGCTAATTACCTTTACACCGTTGCGTTTAAGCACTGCTTTATATAATGCACTATCTTCACGGCTACGGCTGAAGCGATCTAATTGGTACACAATAACATATTCAAAGTTATGTTTCTTTGCGTCGTCAATCATTTGACGAAATTCTGGGCGATGGTCTGTTCTTGCCGATAAAGCCCTATCTGTGTAAATGTGAGTGATAATGATACCTTCACGCTCTGCATACGCTTTGCACTCTCTTATTTGCCCTTCGATTGATTCGTCACGTTGTTTGTCCGATGAATAGCGAGCGTATATAACTCCCTTTGATAATTCCATAGTTAATCCTCTCTACAAATAAAGCCACCTGTGTAGGTGGCTCTTTTTTATTTCTTTAGTACATCACGATTTCCGTATTGGTCTTGTAATTCCTGTGCAAAATACATGCCATATGCCTTATAGAACACATAATTTCCTATGAAATATGCCATTGTACCATCACGCACTGGTTGCAAATCGGTATTGTAATATTCATCTTCTGCAAAATTAGATGAACCATCACTCGTATATTGTTTAAGTGTTTTCGTTTCCATTTCACGAGTTTTGTAATTGTAGAAGTACTGTGCTTTTCTAGCGCCTAATAAACCTTTTGAGAAGTTTTGATGATACTCATCAACGCTAATGATGTAATATGGTGGGTCGTATCTAATCACATTAATACTATTTGTATCAATTCCAACTGTGAACTCCATATTTTTGGATATACCAACTATATTTCGGTTATCGTTTGCAAATATAGCAAGTGGAATGCACAACATTAATAACAACAATACAACTAACTTTTTCATTTCTTTATCTCCCTTACTTGAAATGATGGTAGAAGTTAATATCATTTGTAAGATTTTCGTCTTTTAGATCATATCTCCTTACCATTTCCTCAACCAAATTAACATGACTATCCAAATAGAAATCATCATTGATGATATGCGATAACTCATGCCGTATTTCAGCTTTCATTTTATCATGTGGCAAGTTTTTATTCACATATATATTATGCGTGTCTATATCGTCTGTTTCCTCAGATATAGCTTTAACACATGGTAAATCGCAGTAAATTATATTCACTACCAACACAACACACTCCCTAATATTATTTGTTTTTAGACTTTAAAAACTCAATGTATTCCACGGCTTTTTGTAAATCGTCTTTTGATATGTCTTTTGCAGCCGAGAATAGAAGTCTAGCACCTGGCCGAGTACGTAACATTTCAGCGTACTCGGCTGTTTCTTTGTCTACATAGTATCCGTTTGGTGCTTGTATTTGTTGAGTATCATCAATCTGATCACTTTCCCCTGTTAGATATTGGATTGATACACCAAAGTATTCGGATAGTTTTTGCAACTTATCAATTTTAGGTTTAGACCTGCCTTTTCGCCAATCAGCTAATGAGGCCTGTGATATTCCGGTGTCTTTTGACACTCGGTAAGCCGTTAATTCCTTTTCTTTCATTATCTCGAATATGCGGTCATATGCCATTTTAGCCACCTGTTTATAAAAAGTTAAAAATAAAACTGTAATTCTTAATTATTTTTATTGTGAGTTAATTGAATTACTAGCATATGCGTAGTATTATGTAATCACAGGGTAACGCAAATACATAGCAATGTAAAAGCGTTGCATATACTAAATAAATACTTAGTAATTTGATTGTAGCAAAAAGCGAGGTGATAATCAATGAATTTGCAAAAAATCAAACAGCTTATGAAAGACCAAGATATGACGGCTTATACGCTGTCAAAGAAAACAGGTATTTCACAGGCTGCAATAGGTCAATGGCTTAACGGCAAAAATGGGGCAAGTGTTACGAGCCTTCAAAAGTTGGCTGATTGTTTCGGTGTACCGATTGGCGAACTCATCAAAGAGGAGTGAGAAAGTGAGGTTGTTTATAGAAGAAATTTATAAATTTTATGAAAGCCCTAAAAACCAAGCTGAATTTCAAGAATGGAGAAAAGCTAAAACGTCTAGCAGAAAGAGTGAAATTGATTTTGATATTAGCACTATGAGGAGTGGATGTAATGAACATACGATTGAATTTCAAAAGAGATGCGGAAAGTTGGGTTAGAAGAATTGAAAGCGAAGAACTAAGTGTGTCTGAACAAAAGCGAGCATATGACTTTGCGTGGAATGCTTTCAAATGGGATTGCGATAGTGCATCGAAAATGGTTGTTGATGCCCTAGTGAAAAGAGGTTGGTAGGTAATGATTAAAGTGTGTTATGCACTAAGAATTGCAGGTGTAATTCTAGCAGTAGGTGCGATGGGTAGCCTTGAACTAGATACTATCGACTACTGGACATGGTTTTTACAAACTATGTTAGGAGTTACACTTTGGTTTTTAACTGGATATTGGCTAGAAGAAGTTCAATATTATAAAAAAAAGAAAAGTCCGCTGTGAAAAGTTTTAGAAGAAGTTTCAGCGGACTTTGTGTAGAAGTATTGGAAAATACTCTACTTGTATTTTAACACAAGGAGAAATAAATGGAAACAGTTGATATAATTGTACAACCAGCTATCGAGCCACAAGTAATTGATAGCAATTTAACTATGACATGGAATAATGCAGAACTTGCGAAGTACCTTGAAGAAAAACTAGAAAAGTATAACGGCTTAGTGGTTACAGAAGATAACCTAAAAGAAATGAAATCTGTATTGAAAGAGATTGTTTCTATCCGTACTAAGCTAACACGATTTGGGGCTGATAAAAAACGTGAGTTAAAAATTCCATACAATACATTTACCGCAGAGTTAGAACAGGTGCTTGCAGTTGTAAGTCGAGTGGAAAACCCTATCGCAAATCAAATTGGTGAATTTGAACAACAAGAAATGCTGAAACGTAAAGATACTGTATTAAAGATGATTGAAGATAAAGTGCAATCACTAGGCATTAGGGAAGAATATAAAAACAGAGTTATGCCAAACCCTAAATGGTGGGAAAACAAAACCGCCAAGATGTCCGATGTAGCATTATCTATTGAAGAAATGTTGAAAGGTGTATTAGAGCAACAACAAAATGATGATGATCTAAAACGTATGCAAGCTGAAAAAGTCGAAATGATTAAGATGAAAATTGACTTGTTTAATCAGAATTATGCACTAGATACACCAATTCAATATGAAGAAATTCAACATCGTGTAAATAATGTTCCGTTTGGTGAACTTGATAGTGTTATTGCTGCTGAGTTTGAAAAGCGTTTAGAAATTGAACTTAAAGCAAAAGAACCGCAAGAAACAACAAAGCCAGTTTTAGAACACGATGTAGTGACAGAAACTACACCAATTTTAGAAGAAACACAAACAGTAACATATGTTGTCAAAAATATTAACGAAAGACAACGAAAGGTAATCAATGATTTGTTGATTAAATTAGGTATTGAATGGAGCGAAATTTAATGAATAAGAGCGAAACAATAACAGAGATAGCTAAAGCGTTAGCTAAATTCCAATCGGAAGTATCAGACCCAGAGCGTACAAAAGAAAACTCATACCTAAAAGCTAAATATGTAACGCTTGATAGTTTACTACAAGCCATTAGACCTGTATTAGCAAGTAATGGATTGTCATTTATGCAAATACCATCAACTACAGATGAAGCTGTAACAGTAACTACATTGTTATTACATGAAAGTGGTGAATGGTTTGAAAGTCATCCTTTCACGTTACCTTTAATGAAGAAAGACCCTCAAGGTGTAGGTAGCGTTGTAACATACGCACGAAGATATTCTTTGTCATCTATTCTTGGTGTTGCTTGGGATGAAGATGATGATGCACAAAGCAATAACGAAACGGAATTAACAAAGCAATTGGCACAAGAAGTGTTTAAATTAGCAGAAGTTAAAAACATAGACAATAACACAGTTGCATCATATATCAAAACAACTTTCAATAAAGCATCATCAAAGATGTTAGATCTAAGCGAACTAAAGCAAGTTAAATCTTGGTTGACATCATTATGAAATGGACAACAAATAACATCGAATTATTAAGAAGTCCATTGGGTGTAATGGTAGTCATACCAGCACCACATGACAATGACCTAGCAAAATTAGACAAAGATAAAGAATATGTGATTGAGATTAAGAAAAAATCAAAATCACGCAGCATGAATGCTAACGCTTATTGTTGGGTTCTTTGTCAAAAGATAGCAGAAGTCATGAGCAGTCATTCATATATGTCTAAAGAAGATGTATATAGAAAAGCAATTAAAGACTGTAGTCATTTTAGTTATGTTCCGGTACGTGAGGATGCCATAGAAAGATATATTCAAATTTGGCAAGCACACGGAATAGGGTGGATAGCCGAAGATGCAGGCGAATGTAAAAGCATAAAAGGTTATCACAATATTATGTGCTACCACGGCTCGTCAGTATATACAGTTGCAGAGATGCAAAGGCTTATTGATTGCTTGGTTGATGAGTGCAACCAGCTTGGAATAAAACTTGATGATAGCGATTACATACAATCGCTAGTTAAGGAGTGGGGGAATGAACAAGAAAAAAAGACTTGATGATAAACTCTACAAAAAAACGAGGCCACAAGCCGTAGAAAGGGATAGTATAGATGGCTATCCATGTTGTGTAATATGTGGCGCACCTGCTACTGAGGTACACCACATATTGCCTAGAGGTAGAGGCGGTACAAGCGAACTAAACAACCTAGCGTGTTTGTGCAGATATTGCCATGAGAACTTAGCACACGGAGTATTTGCAAAGGAAACACAACGTAAATTAGAAGAGAGGAATAGAAATTTATGTTAGTTAAAGACTTAATCAATAAATTAAAACGAGTTAATGAAAAACAATGAAGTCGTTATTGTTGATAACTATGATAATGTTTTCTCGAAAATCGAAGTTTTGATTGCCAAAAACGGACAAGATAAAACAAAGGAACTCGCAGTTATTGACGTTGATTTTTAGGAAAGAGGTTAGATTAGTATGAAAAGAATTGATGTTGTTGAACTATATGTTAAGAAACGCATTGAGAAATTAGAACAAACGCAAGCCGAATACAAAGTAAATGAAAAAGAAATTACAGAATTGAAAGATGTGTTAGATGTAATTGAACAAACGCAACCAAAAGTTAAATGCGTAAGCAATGGTTAATGGTTAGCCTATGAGCGATAACAAAAAATATTACTATCTTAGATTAAAAGATAATTTCTTTGATAGTGATGAGTTGAAGATATTAGAAAGCATGAAAGATGGCTACTTGTACAGTAATATTCTTTTAAAACTCTATCTACGAAGTCTAAAGAATGATGGAAAGTTAGTTGTTAATGATCGCATTCCTTATAACGCAGAAATGCTGGCAAGTGTAACTGGACACCAAATAGGAACAGTTAAACAAGCACTATCAATTTTCAAAGAATTAGGACTAATTGATGTACTAGAGAATGGCGCAATCTATATGTTGGATATTCAAAACTTCATTGGTAGAGGCAGTAGTGAGGCTGACAGAAAGAGGGAATATAGACAACGAATAGAAAGCGATAGGACAAATGTCCTGACAAACGTCCGACAAATCTCTGACAAAACTCCACCAGAGATAGAGATAGAGAAAGAGATAAAGAAAGAGATAAATAAAATACATTGTCATGTTGAACATGACAACACCTCTAATTCTATAAATGAAATCATTGAATATCTTAACTCTAAAACTAACAAGAACTATAGAAGTACAACACAGAAAACTAGAACGCTGATAAAGGCAAGAATGAAAGAACACTTTACGATAGACGATTTTAAGATTGTCATTGATAAAAAATGTTCTGAATGGATGGGTACTAAATTTGAACCATACCTTAGACCTGAAACATTATTTGGTACAAAGTTTGAGGGATATTTAAACCAGTCGCTTGCTAAGTCAGAAACTGAAAGACGAATTGATAGTGTTAATGAATTGATTGATATGTACGAACAAGAGGAAAGGATGAGTAATGAGGAAGTCGGATATACTAACTGCGATAGCACCGATTACAGTCATGTATCAGAAAGATATTGATAAAAAGAAGTTGGAATTATATGTTGCTATGTTAAGTGATATTAACCCAGTAACATTGAGTGCTGCAGTTGAAGAGTTAATCAAAACACATGAATATCTACCAAGCGTAGCAACGATTAGAAAGAAAGCAAAAGAGATTAGCGACTATGTAAACGATGTTCAAGAAATGGACACCGCACAAGGTGCATGGGAAATGGTAATCAAAGCTGCACAAAGTTATGGCTATGACAAAGGGTTAGAACGATTGAGCGGCTTAACCCTAACTTGTGCCAAATCTATATGGTCATCGTTTGATCCACGCAGGGGTGATGATTACAACGAAAGCAGTTGTAGAGCGCAGTTTATCAAACAATATGAACAAATGGCGGTTAGAGAACAACATAGATTGAAGATGGCAAATGCTATTAAAAATAATGGTTTATTGCTAGAGGCTAGGCAAAAAGCAGAGAAAGAACGAATGGCATTAGAAAGTGGTGAACGAACAATTAAAATGTTACCAACTGGAAACCTAGTAGAAGTAGCCAAAGAACCAGTTGATGCAACAGAAATAATCAACAAAAGCAAAATATCTGACAAGGGGAAAGAGTTATTAAAGCAAGCAATAGGGGGATAGATGAAACAAAAACCAAAGGAATTTGAAGTGAGTTGTAATGTATCGTTCAATGTTAGCTTTACAGTACTTGCAACTAGCGAGGAACAAGCAAGGGTTAAGATTGATAACCTACTTGAAATAATGAGAAACGAGGCAACAGTCGATTGCCACATTCATCCTAACTACGATGTTTATATTGACGATACAGAGGCATCATTGAATGGAATGTATTATTAAGGAGAACTAAATGAATACAGTACAGATTTTAGGTAATTTAGCACGTGATCCAGAAGTGCGTTATACCCAAAGTGGTCGAGCGGTGGCCACTTTTACGGTAGCAGCAACTAACACCTATATTGACTACACAACAAATGAAACGAAAGAACAAACCGCTTTTGTAAACTGTGTGGCTTGGGGCAAGTTAGGAGAAAGCGTAGGTAATTTGCGTAAAGGAAATAGAGCGTTTGTAGAGGGGCGCTTACAAACACGTAGCTATGAAACACAGGATGGTCAGAAACGTTACGTAACAGAAGTGGTAGCTGGATTTGTAGGAACATCATTGATGAATGATGATAACGCACCAAGTAATTTTGATAGTTTTGAAAATAATGGTGGCGATGAGAATGTTCCGTTCTAGGTGGTGATTTTTTACTTGAATAAGATTATTGCAATAAAAGAGTGTATCAAGAAAGGAATTTTAAAATGACAGTACGTGAATTAATTGAGTATTTAGAAAAATGTGACCAAGATCAAGAGTGTTGTATCGCTGCAAACGAAACACTTTATGAGATTGAATATGTTGATAATTTGTATGATGGATTTGGAATAAATATTGTTGCTGGATGGGAAAAGCAAGAAGAAGAGGAATAACAATGTTAGTAAAAAATGAGAATGAATGGTGCTGGTGTTTGGGTGAACATGTAGGGTATCCACAAAAAAGCATTGAAGATGCCGTGAAAGATTTTGCAGAAACGTATCCAGCGGAAGAAGTTCCGATGATTAGAGTTGGTAACCCATATTATTATGTTCCAACGATTGATGCTGACATGGTTATTTCTAATGTTGTTGATTTCGATGTGGACGATGAAATAGCGGAATGGTCGGAAGATTATTTATTCGATGTAAAACAAGAACATATGGATGAATTGGGAAAAGATTTGACAAAGGTATTCCGTGAATGGGAAGAACGAAACGGATATAAAAATACAGCTTTTGTAATTTTTGAAACTATAAACCCTTTTGAAAACAAGGTGTGAAGAATGAAAATACTTGATGCGTGTTGCGGTTCTAAAATGTTTTGGTTCAACAGAGAACATGAAGAAACTGTTTATATGGATAACCGTACATTAGAAACAACGCTATGCGATGGCAGGACGTTAATTGTAAAACCTGACGTGATCGCAGATTTCCGCAAGATGCCTTTTGAAGATGAAAGTTTTCACCTTGTAGTGTTTGACCCACCGCATTTATTAAAGGCTGGCGATAAATCATTCCTAGCGTTGAAATATGGACGGTTAGAACAAACATGGCAAGAGGACATTAAACAAGGCCTATCAGAATGTTGGCGAGTACTAAAACCAAATGGAACGATGATATTCAAATGGAATGAAGAACAAATCACGTTACCAATGGTTAAAGGGTTACTTCCTATTGAACCGATACTTGGCCAACGCAGAGGCAAAACAGTTTGGTTAGTGTTTTTCAAGGAAATAAAGAAATAAACAAATATTAGAAAGGGGAAAGAATGAGAGCATTTTTATCTATGGTTGATGGAATTTTATTAATACTATTTTTTATTGTTGCATTTTCATTTGCACTAGCACTTGTACTTTGGTTAGTTGGAATTCTTGGTGTGAGTATATTGTCTGTAGCTAAAACATTTTTGATTATGGTGGTGAATTTGGTGGTAATTTTTCTATTTGAAGAATTAATGGAAAAACTAAATATATAGAGGGCGGAGTCTATGACAGAGCAAGATATCCAATACGCATTAGGACAACATTTATTCCTTAAAAATGTATGTATACCTAATGTGTTAATGAGCGGTGTTAAGAAAGCGCCTTATGAGGCTGATTTCATCTACTTTAATCTTAATAAATTGCACTTAACTGAAGTCGAAATTAAAACAGATATAAATGATTTCCGTAACGATTTTAAGAAAGCACGTTACCATGACAATCATAATGTTATGTATTTGTATTATGCAGTTCCTAGAAGTTTATATGATGATCATTGGGATGTAATTGATGAAATGCTTGGCAGTGCTGGATTAATTTTAATTGATGAATATAGTGGAACTTACTTTGATAAGCCAGTATATAAAGTTGGCGGTTTTATTAAAAGGGCAAAACGAAGAAAAGGTTCTGTTAAGTTAAATGAAAAGGAAAAAGAATATTATATGAGGATAGGTTGCATGAAATGGGTGAATAGATGAAAGTAGAGCTGTTTAATGATAATTTTCAGAATTTTAAGCGATATGGAATACCAAAGGCACAATTAGTTATTGCTGATATTCCATATAATCTAGGGAACAATGCATATGCAAGTAATCCTATGTGGTATGTAGACGGCGATAACAAGAATGGTGAAAGCAAAAAAGCTGGTAAAGCATTCTTCAATTCTGATTACAACTTCAATATTGCGGAATACTTTCATTTCTGTAATCGCTTGTTAAAAAAAGAACCTAAAGAACGAGGTCAAGCACCATGCATGATTATATTTTGTAGCTACCAACAACAACCAATGGTTATTGAATATGCAAAAAAACATGGGTTTAAAAACTACATTCCTATAACATTCAATAAAAATTATAGTGCGCAAGTCTTAAAGGCAAATATGCGTATTGTAGGTGCGACGGAATATGCATTGATTTTGTATCGTGAAAAACTTCCTAAGTTTAGTAACAATAAAAAAATGATATTTGATCACTTTGAATGGAAACGTGATAACAAAAATTTAGTACCTAATATTCATCCAACACAAAAACCAGTAAGCATATTAAAAAGGTTGATAGAAATATTTACTGATGAGGGCGATGTAGTAATTGACCCAGTAGCTGGTAGTGGTAGCACGTTAAGGGCTGCTATGGAACTTGGCAGAAGTGCATATGGATTTGAAATCGATAGAAAAATGTATGCAAAAGCCAAAGCGGAAATGTTAAGCGATGTAAAAATACAAACAAATTTAATGGAATTTGCAGAATAAAAAGAGAGGTAAATATGTACAAATTTCAAGAAAAAGCAATTAATGCAGCAAGAACAGTTTTATTTAATGAGTTTGGTTATAATGCTAATGAAATAGCACCTATGGATATGTATATAGTTTGGTTTTGCAAAACATTACAAAATTGGAAAGCATTGGTAAGCGGTGTACATATCAAAGAGTATATCGAGGTTACATATAACGGAGATAAACAAGAGATTTATGTTGATGTGTATCAAAAAGCATGTAATGAATGCTTAAAAGATGGCGGTGATGATCATTGCCAATAAACAGTAAAGAAAAAGGTGCTAGAGGTGAACGAATGTGGCGTGATGTGTGTAGGTCGCATGGGTTCGACAAAGTCCGTAGAACTGCACAGTATTGTGGTAATACAGGTGATGCAAGCGACTGTATAGGACTACCTAACATACATCAAGAAGTTAAATTCGTAGAAAATCTGAATGTACGTAAAGCATATGAGCAAGCGGAACATGATGCAATACAAGCTGGTAATGGCAATATGCCTATAGTGGCTTGGAAAAAAAGCAACAAGCCTTGGTTAGTAGTAATGAAAGCGGATGATTTTTTTAGAATATATAAGGAGAGTAAATGGAGCAATGGCGATTAATACAGCGACATATGGTATTCCTCATAACTGTAAGAATTGGCTAGCATTAGCATCGGTAGTGTGGGGAGACCTAGATATAAGCGAAGCTATACATATTGTTACTGACAAAGGAAAGGGATTACCTACGAAAAGAAGCATACAAGATGAATTTGCATTGACTGACAAGGTGATTGCCCTTTGTGAAAAAGGTATGACTAATCGGCAAATTATGGCCGAATTAAATATAACTAGCAACAAAGTGAATAGAGCAAAGAATTGGGGTGAATGGAATAGTGTTAGTAAAACGTGTGAGTGAGTATGCACAACTACCAACAAGGGGAAGTAAAGATGCAGCTGGGTTAGACCTATATTGCCCATTTCATATTAAAGTACCAGCGGATAGTCAAAAGAAAATACCGCTAGGAATAGCAGTAGAAATTCCTAAAGGTCATATGGGTCTATTAGTACCACGTAGCAGCATGAGTAAAACACCATTACGATGTGCAAATAGCGTAGGGGTTATAGATGCTGACTATAGAGGTGAACTAAGCATCGCATATGATAATGTATCTTGTAGTGATTACACAATATTTAGAGGTGATCGCATTGCACAATTAATCATCGTACCAGTAGCAATGGTCGATGTAGAGGAAGTAAATAGTTTAAGCGAAACAGAACGAGGTACTGGCGGATATGGCAGTACTGGTAAATAAAAGACAGTAGAAACACAGTAAAAGACAGTAGAAAGACAGGTATAGGCGGTGAAATATCCGCCTTATCACAAGAGGTTAGTATGTTAGGTTATAGCTGATGTGTAAGTGAAAGGATATGGCTTTGAAGGACGATAGAAATAAACAATATCGAAGAGCGTATTGGTTAATGCGTGATTATTTAAGTTACTATGAATTAACGGCCCCAGATGGTGGCGACTTTTGGGATTGGTGGTTTAGTTAAATAAGCAATATAGGTAATCAGTATGATTGAGTGTTAGGGGAGAATTAGTAAATGGCTAAAAGGTATGTGAAAAAGGCTAATGAAATTCAAGCCGTACAATACAACGGCACGAACGCTATGGAAATAGTAGATTTTGTTGATGATGTGATTGGTATTGATTGGTATAAGAACACATCATTAGAAATTACAACAGATAATGAAGTGATCGCATGTGATGTAAGTGATTACATTGTTAAAAATAATAAAGGTAAATTTAGAGTTTACGAGGCTAATGAATTTGAAAAGGATTATGGCGAGGTAGAAGAAGATGATTAGTGATAAACAAGGTAGAGAGTGGTTACTTCAAAAGCTATATGATGATGGGTGGAAATATTATGTTAAGAATGTCGATAATATTGCATTTGTAACAACAAAAAGACCAGTTATGGATGATGACATATTAGATGTAAATAGTGGCGGCCATATAAAGTGTATTAATAACATAAGTAAAATAATGCCCCAAATAGAGCAGAATGAAGTGTTAAACATCGCAGAAGAATTAGGTATTATTGACTGGTCAAAAGTAGCAGTTGATACACCTGTATTAGTTAGGTTTTTTGAAAGCACGAAATGGGTAAAACGACATTTTGCATTTTTTAAAAACGAAAAAGTGTATACATGGGATGGTGGTTTAACATCATGGACTTGTGATGACCTAAATGATGCAATGAGTTGGGAATGCGCAAAGCTAGCAGAAACGAATAAAAGAAATGGCACAATCTGATTATGATAAGTATTGTAAAAGAAATGAGGTGAGCAATGGTTGAGCGAACTATCAAAAGAAGAAAAGGAATTGATAAATAGTGCTAAGAAATACCTAGAGCCGTTGAAAACAGTAGATAAAGACCTTGAGTTAATGACGATGGAAATAAAGCGGTTGCAAAGTAATATAACAACGATCAGTGCTATTGATTATTCAAAAGATAGGGTGAGCGGTGGCGGTATTCCTTGTGGATTAGAAAATAGCGTTGCAAGATTTATTGATAAAGAAAAGGAACAACGTAGACGAATTGATGAGTTGACACAGTATAAAAGTGATGCAACGGATTTATTATATAAATTGAATACAGTTAAGGGTGCTAAGATGTTAAGAGCAGAATACCTGCTTGGTATGTCAGCTAAACAAGCATATTCTATTTTTGAACATCAATTCAGCAAAAGACAGGCGATGAGATATAAAGAAAAAGCATTGATTGAAATAGGTAGATTAAAATATCGGTAATTGTCATAAAATGTCAGTAAATGTCATTAAATGTCACTAAATGTCAGTATATATGCGTAAAAACATATAGTAGAATATAAGGTGTAAGGTTGCCGATGAGCAATCGTGCTGTTGCAGGCACAATAACCAAATAGCAATTGAGGTGCGGTTTTATATTTTTGTATTTGAAAATCAACGAGTATTGTTTCTAAGTCATTACAATCTATATTATTTTCTAATCGCACCGCACCTCTTATATTGCATTTTGTAAACTAATACCGCACATATAATCCTTTCCAATGATGCAATAACAACTAACTATACGTTTCATGAGATAAACCTTTTAATAAAAATGTTACAAACAACTTGCGGTATTAGTTTAGAGGGTGCGATTGCATGCTGAAAACTAGAGTTATATATGTTCCATTAAGAACCGAGTATTGTGTAAGAGTTAGACAGAGTGAGCTAACCATGATTACAATTCATATGCTCGTGTTGGTGAGAGCCAACTATATAACTTTGGTTTTGAGTATGCAATAAAAATGAATAAAACTATCACATAATGAGGTATATCCACGGCGATATATCTCATTTTTTGTATAAAGTTATCAAAAGGGGAGAAATGATGACTGATATTATGTGTTGTAAAAGCAAATGCTTAAACAACAAGAAAGGAAAATGTACGGCTAATGTCATTGAGTATGATGGGTTATGCCAAACATATATCACACAGGGGAACGCAAGAAAAAGTACATGCGGTTTGTGTGTACGATCTAATGGGAAATTAAAGCGGAAAGGCGGTGAGGTTCTTAAATAATGGAAATTGTAACGAAAAGCTTACATGAATTAATTCCATATGATAAGAACGCACGCAAGAATGATAAAGCCGTTCCGTTAGTAGCTAAATCAATTGAACAGTTTGGGTTTAAAGTCCCGATTGTCATTGATAGAAATAATGTAATTGTATGTGGGCATACCAGATATAAGGCAGCACATGCATTAGGTATTGAAGAAGTACCTTGTATTATTGCTGATGATCTAACAGACCAACAAATAAAAGCGTACAGATTGGCAGATAACAAAGTATCCGAGGCATCTAAATGGGATAAAGGTATTTTGTCATTAGAGATGAATGAAATATTTGATTTCGATATGTCGGACTTTGGATTTGAAATTGCTGATCCAGTAGACACAGTTGAAATAGAATTACCGCAAAAGGAAAACGAGCGTGAGCGGACGGCTAATACATATAACTTGTATGATTTTGATGAAAACAGATGCACAGGGATATATGACATACCTACACTAGACAAGGTGATACATACACCGAAGTCGTTAATGGGGTTTAATTATTGCAAAAGTACACCTCCACGAGATGGCGTAGGGGTTCATTTCTTCCTTGATGATTATCAATTTGAAAGAGTATGGAATAGTCCGGAAGATTACTGTACCATGCTTGCAGATTATGATTGTGTATTAACGCCTGATTTTAGCCTATACACGAACATGCCAATAGCGATGATGATATGGAACACATACAGAAGTCGCTTAATCGGTCAGATGATGCAAGATTATGGGTGTACGGTTATTCCTACTGTGTCATGGGCTGGTGCTGATAGCTATGATTTCGCCTTTGATGGATTACCAACAGGCGGAACAATAGCAGTATCAACAATAGGCGTTAAAAGAAACAAAGATGCATTTGATATATGGGTACAAGGTATGGACGAATGCATGAAAGTAGTTAAGCCGCATAACGTAATTGTATATGGCGGTGATATTGGGTATACATTTGATTGTGATGTAACATACATTAGCAATGCAGTAACAGACAAAATGAAAGGGTGAGTACATGGGCGGTAGAGGTGCTGGATATTCGCTAACAGGTAGCGGAGAAGAAAGCAAAGGTACAAAGAAAAGTAAGGCGAAATTAGCAGCGTTACAAGCTAGCTTTGACGCTAAATTTAATGATCATGTGAATAACATGAGAGCAAGGCAAGGCCAAGTGTGGCACATTGAAAAAGGGAAAGGCCGTGCAGAGAAGAATAGAGCGGACAGGGAAAACGCTAGTTTAAACAGCTTAAAAGAAAAGATTGAAAAACAAAAACGAGTGGTAGAACGTCAAATAGCACGTGATAACGCTAGGGGAAGCCTGTTTGACCATAAAGGCAATTTGAACATTACCACACGAAACATCAAACAAGTGAAATCCTTCTTGAAAGATTTAGATAGTGGCAAAGTAACAATAAGAAAAACTAAAGCCACTATTAGATCATGGAAAAATAAAGTTGCTAATTTAGAGAGCTCTATAAAAAGTAGTAAAAAGGCAAAAATATCTAAATCTGCTCAAAGTTTAATTGACAGTGGTAAGGTTAAGCAATGGGCGAAAAAGCCAAATACATATTTTATAAGCGGTTTGAAGAAAACGGCTTTGGAGTTGCAATCAGACGGCACTTTTAAACACAGTCCACGTTATTATGGGCCAGCAACTCATGAACATGCAGCAAGGGTGGCAAATTTTATCAAAACAGGTAATTTATAACCATAAACCACGGATATAGCACAGAAAGGGGGTGAGCCAAGTGGCTATTAATAAACAAAACCTAAGAGATATAGGCAAGTTACCGAAAGAAGAGCGTCAACGGCTTGGTTCACTCGGTGGCATTGCTAGTGGCAAGGCGAAGAGGGCTAAAAAGACGTGGAGAGAAATAACCAATACATTATTAGATACTCCATTAAAAGATGGCCAAATAGACGAGAAAATAAAAAGCCTTGCAAGTGCTAAAGGGTTAAACATAACAGCACAGACTGCTATTGTACTTAAACAGGTAGTAAATGCTATCAATGGGGATAACAAGGCAGCCGAATTTGTATTGAATGTATCGGGCGGACTTACAGAGAATGAAGAGCCAACACAAGATACCGTTCAGCGTGTTGATTTAACTGAAGTTATTATTCCGCATTATGACGTAGTAAGTGCTGATATTAAACGGCATAGACATACGCATTATTGGTTGACTGGTGGCCGTGGTAGTACGAAATCGTCATTTGTTGGTATTGAAGTAGTTGATACCTTGATGAGTAATAAAGATTGTCATGCGGTTGTATTACGTAAGGTAGGGCAGACGCTCAAAAACTCCGTATACGCTCAAATTGAGTGGTGTATTGAGAAATTAGGTGTATCTGATAAGTTTACGTTCAAGAAATCACCGCTAGAGATTATCTATAATCCAACAGGCCAACGGATATTATTCCTAGGTGTTGATGATCCACAAAAAGTGAAGTCAATTAAATTACCGTTTGGGTATGTCGGTATAGTATGGTTCGAGGAATTAGACCAATTCGCTGGCATGAACGAAATACGTAACATAAACCAGTCCTTATTACGTGGTGGTGATAAGTACTGGTGTTTTTATTCGTTTAACCCGCCTAAGAGCCGTGATAATTGGGTGAACGTAGAACAATTAACAGATGATGCAGATAGAATGGTAATCAAAAGTGATTACACTATGGTTCCTGTGGAATGGTTGGGGCAACAATTCGTCAATGAGGCTGAAAAATTAAAAGAGGCACGGCCTGACCTGTACGCACATGAATATATGGGCGAAGTAACAGGCACAGGCGGCGATGTATTCCCTAACGTTGAAGAATTAGACATTACGGATGAACTCATAGATACATTTGATAATGTATTCCATGGCATTGACTTTGGTTTTGCGACTGACCCATTCGTATACATGAAAATGAACTACGATGAAAAACACGATACTATTTATATCTACGATGAAGTATACGGCACTAAATTAACCAATAAGAAAGCCGTAAACCTTATCAAGGATAAAGTAGGCGATAGACCTGTATATTGTGATAGTGCTGAACCTAAATCTATAGCAGAATTCACAGAATTAGGTATTAGAGCGTATCCAGTACGCAAGGGGCCGGATAGTCGTGATTTTAGTATTAAATGGTTGTCTGATAGGGCGAAGATTTACATTGATAAAAAGCGTTGCCCTAATGCGTATCGAGAATTTATGTCTTACGAATTCGCACAGGATAAAGATGGCAATTTCATTTCTAGTTATCCTAAGCACAATGACCATACCATCGATGCGGTGCGCTATGGTTTACGTGAAATCATGGACGGTGCAAGATTTAGCTGGTAAGGAGGTACAATGCTAACAGTTAATGAAATGTGGCAAGCGATCATAGAAGGGAATAGTGGTATCTCTGAACGTGAATTCTTGCAAAATGAAATACGAAAATTTTTGAGTGGTAAAGATAGAGCAGACATGTTAACCGGTAGACGATACTACGAGGGTAAACATGATGTTCTAAACAAAAAGCGGACTACCATTATTGAAGATGGCAAATTAATGGAGTTACAAAATCTGCCAAATAACAAGATTGTTGACAACAAAGTTGATGATTTAGTAGACCAAAAAGTTAATTATATGCTTGGTAAACCGCTTGAAATTAAGACGGAAGATGACCGCATCACAGATATATTTAATCGTAAATTCCAACGTACACTATTAAATGTATGCAGCGATTCGCAGATAGCTGGCAAAGGATATTTGTATCCATACATCGACGCAAATGGCGATATTGATTTCAAACGTTTAAAACCCGAAAACATTCTTCCGTTTTGGAGAGATGATGATCATACACAGTTAGATGCATTTGTGTATATGTACGATATGGAAGTATATGCTCCGCTAGGTGCTAATCAAACAGTAACCTTTGTAGAGTTTTACACTAAAGATAAAGTAAAGTATTACACATACCAAAATCAAAACTTGTACATCAATCAAGAAAAAGACGAGCAACGTTACATTAACGCTGGCAACGTGTTCTATGATTGGGGGCAAGTACCTTTAATCTGTTTCAAGGGTAATCATACAGAACAACCTATTATTAATCGTGTTAAATGCTTACAAGATGCGTTGAATGATATGTATTCTATGTTAGCGGATAACATGATGGAGGATAGTCGGAATACTATTCTTGTATTGAAGAATTATGACGGTACAGACCTAGCAGATTTTAGACAAAAGCTAGCCCAATATGGAGCAGTCAAGATTAATACTGTAAATGGTGATGGTGGTGTTGAGGTTTTACATATTGAAGTCAATACGGCTAACTATCAATTTATTATACATGCATTAAAAACGGCAATTATAGAGAATGGCCGGGGGTTTGATGCAAAAGACGATAGAATGTCTAATAACCCTAATCAGATGAACATCATGAGTATGTACTCTGATATTGATTTGGATAGTAATCAGATTGAAGTTGAATTCCAAGCATCGTTTGAGAAAATGTTAGAGTTCATCGGACAGTACTATAACATTCTAGGTAGTAACGCACTTGATGATGTGGAATTTATATTCAATAAACTTACACCGGTCAATGAAAGTGAAATCATCAACAACTGCCGTAATAGTGTAGGCATCATTTCCAATGAAACTATCGTATCTAATCATCCATGGACTACCGATACTAATGAAGAATTAGAACGATTGAAGAAAGAACAGGCTGAATTAATGCCTGATTTTGTAATCCCTAATGGTGGTGAGGAACATGGCGAATGATTACTGGCAGAAGCGGTATGAACGTATCCTAGATGAAGCATTTCAAAAGGCAACATTAACCGATGAGGAAATCAAAAAGCAATATGCACGAGCGTTACGGCGACTGGAAAAAGCTATTAACGATTGGTACCGAAGGTTTGCCAATGAAAACGGTATTACCTTACAAGAAGCTCGAAAGTTACTAGATAAGTACGAGATGAAAGCCTTTAAGATGGACTTGAAAGAGTTTGAGAAAGAGGCCAAGCAACTCGGCATGTCTAAGGAACATCAACAAATGCTATCAAATGCATCGATACGTGAGCGGCTAAGCCGTGAACAGATGCTATATATCAACGTGGTGCATGAAATCGAAGTTATGGCACATAGTCAAAATGTATCTGTTAAGAATATGCTAGATGATGTGTATAGATCATCAGTATATAAGAATGCATACACAGCACAAACGCAACGAGGCACGTATTCAATGATTAATAGCATTGATAGTAAGCGTGTGGATAGCGTTGTAAATAGCCAATGGGCGAATGATGGACAAGATTTCAGCAGTCGCATATGGACTGATAAGGTTAAGTTAGTGGCTAATTTGCAGAATGATTTCACGCAAGCGTTGATGATTGGCCAAGGTGCTGACACTATGGCGGATAACCTAAGCAAGCGTATGAAAACATCGTATAGCAACGCTAAACGGCTGGTAGAAACAGAAACAGCACGAGTGCATGAACAGGGATTTCTTGATAGCATGGCTGAACTTGGTGTGGATAAGCTGGAAATACTAGCAACGCTCGACAGTCATACATCGCCTATTTGTAGGCGAATGGATAGAAAGATTGTTAGGAGTGTGGATGCTAAACCTGGCGTTACTGTTCCGCCTTTTCATTGTTATTGCCGTTCTACCACTATTCCTTATATAGAGGGGTTAGAGGGCGAAACACGAACAGGCAGAAATAAAGATGATAAAAGCATCGATGTTGATGGTGCTATCACCTATGAAGAATGGGAAAAACAATATATTAACTAATCAAGCAGCTTAACGGCTGCTTTTTTAATTGCCGTTTTAGTATTGTTAGGCGTAAAACAACAAGACCGTAATTGTGAGGTGTGGCTCACGAAAATAAAGCGAAATGGGTATTTGTATTAAGGGGGTCAATATGACTAAAGACGAATTAATGAAGTTAGGTTTGAGTGAAGAAGTAGCTGACAAAGTGGTTGAAGATTACGGCAAGAATTACGTATCTAAAGACCAATTCAATGCGAAGAATGACAAACTCAAATCGGTAGAGGGGGAATTATCAAAGGTACGAGGAGAAATTGATAACCTTCAAAAAGCTAATGCTAACAACGATGAATTAAAGAAACAAATCGATGCATTGAAAGCCGATTCAGACAAAAGAACCGCTGAATATGAGGCAAAAATCAAAAGCATGGAAATCGATAACATCGTGAATACGGCATTGAGTGGTGTCAAATCTAAGAATAATAAGGCTGTGTGTGCTTTGTTAGATCTAAACGATGCAACAATCGAAAACGGCGAAATTAAAGGGTTAAAAGACCAACTTGATGCGGTCATGAAAGATAATCCTTTTTTGTTTGGCGAAAACACAAAACCAACAGGCACGCCAGCAGGCAATGAGGGCGGTAAGCATGGCACGCCTACGATTACATCCAAGGAATTTGCCAAAATGAACTATGCTGAACGCTCAAAACTTTATGACGAAAATCAAGAACTTTATAACCAATTATCAAAAGGAGAATAAAAATATGAGCAAACAAAAATTCGCATTTGATTTGCAATGCTTTGCAACAGGTACTACTACTTCTAATAATATGATTAAACCGCAAGTTATGGCTGATATGGTGTCCGCTGGCTTGCCTAAAGCAATTAAATTTACACAAATTGCAACATTCGATAACACTTTGGTAGGTCAACCAGGTGAAAGTGTAACAGTACCAGTATGGGGTTATATCGGCGATGCAGTAGACCTTACAGAAGGTACACCGATGGATACAGAACAAATGACTGCGTCTCACGATGATTACAAAATCAAAGAGGCTGGTAAAGCAGTTGAATTGACTGATAAAGCTATCCTCACAGGTTTGGGCGACCCAGTTGGTGCAGCTGCTCAACAGTTGTCTATGGCTATTGCGTCTAAAGTTGATAACGATGTATTGGCTGCATTGAGTGGTGCTACACTCACTTCTACTTCTACAAGTGCAATCTCTTACGATGGCATTGTTGATGCGGTAGCTAAATTTGAAGAAGAACAAGAAGGCGTGGTGAAATATTTATTTATTTCTTCAGCACAAGAAACAACTTTGCGTAAAGACCCTAACTTCATTGATAAAAACAAATATGGCAACGATGTAATGGCTAGTGGTGTAATCGGCAAAGTCGCTGGTTGTAATGTTGTAGTGTCTCGCAAAATCGTAGAAAATGGTGGCAATTTCACTAACTTTATTGTACAAGTTACACCAGAGCCAGAAGACGGTGTTCCAGCATTACCAGCAGTAACAATCTTCATGAAACGTGATGCATTAGTTGAAACTGATCGTGATGTATTGAAACGTACAAACGTAATCACAGTAACTGAACATTATATCGCAGCATTGACTAATAAATCCAAAGTTGTAAAAGCAACATTCAAAAAATAGTAGGTGAAATTATGGGAATGTTATTAAGACGATACCACAAGACGGAAAATCCAACAGTAGAGGAAACTACTAATGTGGAAGAAGATCCAACAGTAGAGGAAACTACTAATGGCGAAGGATTGGTGAAGAATGCTAGAAAAAATTCTAAATCTGATTCTGATGATAACGAATAAAAGCGTTGATACTGACACATCTATTCTTAAATATCTGATTACTGCAGAAACCCAACGAGTACTGAATATTATCAATTGTGAAACGCTACCGACTGAACTCGAACATGTAATAGTGCATCGAGTAGTTGGAGCGTATTTACATACAAATATTGTTGCATTGGTTGGTGCTGAAAACTTAGATGTGCCTACACAAATTAAAATGGGTGACACTCAAGTAAGTTTTGGCAGCAAAAGCGCAGAGGATAGATTGAAAGAAATGGCTCAAATATTCGCAAATTATGGAGAGGGTGAGTTGACATGCTTCCGACGGCTGAAATGGTAGAGAAGTACACAAAGCAAATCGAGAAACTTTACGATTGTGAATGTACGATTGAAACCGAAATCGACCAAATGGACGAAGAAACAGGGATAATGGCAAAATCAACCAAAATTGACGGCCCTTACCCTTGTAGATTGTCATATAAAACATCGAATATTGCTAATATGGCTGAAATTCCAAAATTTACGCAGTATACGAGCCTTTTCTGTTCGCCTAATGTAATCATACCAAAAGGCTCTCGAATAGCCGTTACAGGGCGAAATACGAAACAGTTTTTTCGCAGTGCATCAATTTCCGCACGATATGACACACATCAAGAAGTGCAACTCGAAAATTTAGAGGTGCATTGATATGGGTGTTGAATTTAACCTCAAAGATTTTGCTGATTTTAGGGACGGTTTAATAAAGTTAAGTCAGTCGGGAAATATTCAAGCATTTAATAAAGAGGTGGTTGAAAACATGGCTAGTGTGTATGTCCGTGAAGCAAAGTTGAATACGCCAGTCGGTAAAAGGTCTGTAAAATTCATGCAGCGAGGAAAGATACAGACTAAATACTTTGATAGCGAACATACACGTCAATCATGGAGTGTTGGTAAATATCAATTGAACAATACGAGCGGTAAAGTCGAGGTGTTTAACACATCATCGTATGCATCATTCCTTAATGATGGACATAGGCAAGAGGTTGGGAGATTTCTTCCTTGGATAGGTCAATCTAAAGGCGGTGTGATGCAAGGTGGCAGATTGAAAAAAACTTGGGTTGATGGTGCATATATGCATGAGAAAGCTGAAAAGGTGGTCAACAAGAACGCTAAACGTATTATGGAAATTGCATTAAAGAAATGGGTTAAAGATCATGGTGGATACTGATATATTAACGGCCGTATCTAAGACTGTAAATAAGGCCTTGAATGTGCCTATATACCTTGAATTCAAAGAGAATAACATGTCTTTTCCATGTGCTTATATCAAAGTCATTGAACCGAGTATGAGCCGACATGTTGGAAGTTTGTATAATACTTCTTTGGATTTAGACATCATGTATTACTCAAATAATCTTGATGTGGTTACAGATACAAGAAAGTTATTAGAAATTCCAAGTGTGTTGTATCAGTTGCTCGAATTCGTACAAGTTGGGGAACGTACAATTATGGGCACAGGTATGAAGTACAAGATTTCAGATGGCGTGCTGCACTTCTTCGTGACATATGAAAACATACTACGGAAAGTGGCCAAACCTATCGAACGTATGAAGCACATGGAATTAACAGAAAGGGTAAAAGATGGCAGATGAAAAAGAAACAGTCGAGGTAACGACTGAACAACAATTTGATACTTACGCTATCATTGCATCTGACAAATACAGACGGTATCGTGATTTACTCACTTGCCTTCTTAACGAAGATGAAATGTATACGGAAAGCGACATTGATAAGATTTTAAATCAGGCGCTAAAAACGCCTGTGAAAGGTTAGTGAAATATGGCATTAGGTGGTGGCACATTCTTATTCCACAATAAAGTATTGCCAGGTACTTATATTAACTTCGTATCCAAAGACCGAGCATATGCAGAAGTATCTGACCGCGGCTTTGGTGCGATGATGCTCTCCTTTGATTGGGGCCCAAGTGGTGAAGTGTTCCGTGTAGATAACGACACATTCCAAAAGGATTGCCAAAAATACTTTGGTTATGACTATGGTCATGACAAAATGAAAGGCTTACGTGATTTGTTCCGTGGTCTTAAAACTGGTTACTTCTACCGCTTAAACTCTGATGGTGCGCAAGCATCTAGCACAATCGGTAAAGCTAAATATAAGGGCATTCGTGGTAACGATTTGGGCGTATCTGTTCAAGCGGATCCGGACAACACAGGTAAATTCATCGTAACTACTTACCTTACTACTGGTGATGTTCGTAAAGTAGTAGATACTCAAAAGAACTTGAAAGATGCGACAGAATTACAAGATAACGATTACATCGTATTCACTAAAACTGGTGCATTAACTGCTACAGCATACACTGCATTATCCGGTGGTACTAACGGTACTACAATTACTGTTAAGAACTACCAAGACGGCATTGATATGCTTGAGCCTTACTATTTCAATACTTTGGGTTACGCTGGCGCGGACGACACAATTAAGAATTTGCTTATTGCATTTACTAAACGTTGCCGTGAACAAAGTGGCGCTAAATTCCAATTAGTGATTCATGGTAAGACTAAAGTCAACTATGAAGGTGTTATCTCTATCCTTAATGACGTAACCGATGAAGGTGCTGAAAAAGGCTCTTTGGTGTACTGGACATTAGGTCAAGAAGCATCTTGTAATATCAACGCTACAGTAGGCAACATGATTTATGATGGTGAATACACTGTAAACGTTAAGTACAAACAGTTCGAACTCGAACAAGCTATCAAAGACGGCATGTTTATGTTCCACAATGTTACTGACTCCGTTGGCGGTAATATCCAAGGCGACGTTCGTGTATTGAAAGACATCAACACATTTACTGAATTCAGTAAAGCTAAAAACCGCGACTTCTCTCTTAACCAAGTCATTCGTGTATTGGATAACTGGGCAGTTGACGGCGCTAGATTGTTCAATAAAACTCATCTTGATAAATCCCCTAATGACCAAGCTGGTCGTGAATCCTTATGGGGCGATTTGGTATACCTTGCTGAGCAATACCAAAAGGTACGTGCTATCCAAAACTTCGATGATAAGGATATCCCAGTACCTACGCAAGGTGATAACAAGGAAGATGTATTGGTTAACGTACAATTACAGCCAACTGTGGCTATGGAAAAATTGTACATGACTGTTGTAGTAGCCTAGGAGGATAACGCATGGAAAATGAAATTTTAGATGCATTGAAAACGATGGATGCAGCTGACGTTGTTTCTTCTAAATTAGCGTCTTGCTATATCGTAGAGAACGGTAACCGATACTTACTGTTTCAAGCTAAGAAACTTAGCGCAAAAATTAAAAAGAATAAAGAAAAAGTGGCTATTTTGGGCCGTATCGGTGCGGGTAATAAGTCTACCTCCGTAGAATACAGCGGCAGCTTAACGATTTACCACAACACAGCTTTATTCGATAAGATGGTTGAAAAATACTTGAAAACCGGTGTGGATACATACTTTGACATGCAAGTAGTTAACAACGATCCAACTTCTAAAGCTGGTCGCCGTTCTGTAATTCTAAAAGGTGTGAACCTTGATGAATTAACAGCAGCTGAATTCGATGCTGAAGGCAAATACATCGAACAAGAACATAACTTCACTTATGAAGGTGTTAAATATGTTCAACACTTTAATGAATTAGACGGGATGCAAGCCTAGTGCTTGCTCCCTTTTTTTAGGAGGTTTTTATAATGGCTGAAAATTTAAGCGCATTCCTTAAACAAAACGTTGATGTAGTCAATGAAACTGAATACGTAGCATCTAAGCGTATCAAAGTGAATGGTGAGCCAGTAGCATGGAAGATTAAAACGCTAGCTACTGAAGAAACAGAAAGAATGCGTAAGAAATATACTAAGCGTATTACTGACCGCATCACTCGTCAATCTGAAGAACGTTTCGACGCAACTGCATACAATGAAGATGTGCTATCTAAGGCAATCACGTATCCTAATCTTTATGATGCGGAACTTCAAGATAGCTGGGGCGTTACCGAACCGGTTGAGCTAGTAAAAGCAATGCTCACGCCAGGCGAATACGCTGACCTTTTGGCGGCAGTAACAGAAGCCCAAGGCTATGATGTCGGCATGGAAGATAAGGTAAAAGAAGTAAAAAACTCCTAGAATCCAATGAAACAGAAACGATGTTCGCATATTTGGCATTTGTTAAATACCATATGCGACCTTCTGTTTTTGCGGATATGGACATGAATGAAAAGGCTGTAGTAATTGCCTTTATTCAGCAACATGCCAAAGATGAGCAAGATGAAATGAATAAGGCAAAAAGGGGGTAATGAATGGCTACACTTTCTAACTATATAAGCCTCTCTACTAATATTCCTAATGCTATGAACGCAGCCGCAAATGCAACAACTAAAGCCTATCAATCCATGAACACGCTACATAATAAGATGAACGGCGTATCAAGTGCTAGTGAAACGCTGAAAGCTAGCATGGGTGGTATCATGAACAGCTTCGCCGGTAACCTGTTGGCTAGTACTGTGATGAATGGCGTTGGCGCTATAAAAGGCGCTATCGAATCGATTCAAGATACTGCTACAGAATGGGCACAGGTGCAAGCTCGCCTTAAATTGGTAGCCGGTAGCCAGGAAAACGCTATTTACCTAAATAAGCAGATATTTGAATCCGCACAGCGTGCAAGAGGCGGGTATTTGGAAATGGCTGACGCTGTAATCCAGGTATCTCAATCCGCACACGACGCGTTCCCGGACCCAAGAAAAGCCGTAGAATTTATGGAAGGTGTACAAAAGGTATTCGCCATAGGCGGTGCATCGAAAGAAGCACAAAAGAACGCCATGCTTCAGTTAACGCAAGGCTTAGCCAGTGGACAATTACAGGGCGACGAGTTCCGGTCTATTGCTGAAAACGCGCCTATGATTGAAAACATCATTGCTAAAACTATGGGCGTATCTCGTGGCGAACTTAAAAAGTTAGCATCGGAGGGCAAGATTACCGCCGATGTAATTAAGAACGCTATCATGACTAATATGCCTGAGATTGAAAAGCAGTTTGAATCGCTTCCTAAAACTTGGGGCGATCATATGCAGTCGATTAAGAATAAAGCTATTCGAGCGTTCGAGCCTGTGTTCCAACGAATATCTGACCTTGCTAATAGCGAGGGTGTCCGTGAGTTAGTAGATAACGTAACTGGAGCTATTCAAACAGTAGCACCGGTATTCTATTGGCTCGTAGGCGTTATAGGTGAAACAATCAACACTGCCGTATGGGCATTTAACACGTTATCTAACTTTGTTAGACAACACTCATCTATCATGTATGTAGCAATGATGGTATTGGGTGGCGTTATGGCGTTTTATGCAATCCGGGCCGGTATAGCAGCCGGAAGAACGATTCTCGCTGCAGGTGCTATGGCAATTAAGGCTGTAGCAGATTGGGCGGAAACTGCTGCTCTGTTAGCAATGATTGTAGCTCAAGAAGGATTGAACGCCGCATTATATGCGTGTCCGTTAACATGGGTAATCGGCTTGATTGTTGCAGTTATAGTCATAATCTACTTAGCTGTAGAAGCTATTAACTATTTCTGTGATGCGAATATTAGCGTACTAGGAATCGTAGTTGGTGCTTTTTGGGCGTTCGGCTCTGCTATTTTCAATGTGTTCGCATTGGGCTGGAACATTATCGCAGCATTTGTTAATTTCTTGGCCAACGTATTTAAAGACCCATTACATGCCGTCGCTAACTTGTTTATCGACATATGGAATGGTATTTGGCAATTCGTGAAAGCTAGAATTAACGATATTATCGATGCGATTAATAAAATCCCTGGTGTAAACATCGATAAAGTAGGCGGGTCTACTGGTGTATTAGAACGGTTCGAGATTGCCGGCGGTGAAACTACCGTCATGGGCAAGATGGATTATTCCAGTGTTACAGGGGCTTTTGGAGAAGGCTATAACATTGGGGCTAACCTTAGCCTAGGTGATTTAATGCCTAACATGCTGAACATAAAAACTCCTCAAGAGTTTGACGCGAGCAAAATTACTCCGGGCGCGGATCATGATGCGGCCAATAAGACTAAGAAAAATACAGGTAAGACTGCCAAGAACACCGGCAAGATTGCCAAGTCTATCGACATGACAAACGAGGAAATCAAAGCGCTTCGTGAAAGTGCTATCGATAAGTCGTTGAAGAAGTGGCAAGATGCTAATATCACTCACATCCAAATGAATAACTATGTAGAAATAAATAACGGTACAGATTTAGACGGCTTTACAAGTCAGATTTCAAAAGGCTTGAAAGACGCATTTACAATTCAAAGGGAGGGAATCTAAATGTATTACTTCTATATGGGGACGATGCAGATACCGATTCCCCCTAAAGAATTAACCACTACGATCAATGGTAAGAACGAAACAATGGAGTTATTAGGAAAGGGTGAAGTTAATGTTATTAAGCCTGCAGGGCTTACTGATATTGCTTTTAAATTCTTGTTGCCTAACTCCGATTATCCATTTAATGAGTCCTTGCTGTTTAAATCTAAAAAGGCTAAGTACTATATCGATGAACTCGAAAAGCTCAAGACCACAAAGACGATCTTCCAATTTATCGTAGTTCGAATGAAACCAGGCGGACAGATGCTAGCCATGACTAACATGAAGTGTACGCTCGAAAACTACGTCATAGAAGAAGATGCGGATAACGGCTTTGATTCTTATGCTAACGTAGCGTTGAAACAATGGAAAGATTGGGGCGCTAAACGGATTGAAGTAAAAACCGATAAGGACGGTACTGCAAAAGGTAGCGTTAAGTCGGACAGACCAACGGACGGCAAGGTGGCTGCATCTACTGCTAAGGTATCCAAAGGGCAGACTTTACAGCAAATCGTTAAGAAGCAACTAGGCAATACAGATAATCTATTCCAAATTGCAGCACTTAATAAAATTGCTGTACCGGCTATCTTGGGTGTAGGTCAGGTTATCCAATTAAAACGAGAGGGTAATAACGAATGGCTATAGATGAAAAGAAAACAGTCGAAAAATCTCAAATCAATGGCACAGTTACACCAATACCTATGCCGGTGCAGCTTCGCTATAACTTGATTATTGAGAATAAGGATAGCGGTAATCTATGGCTAGTTGAACCAGAAGATAATGTGCAAATCACTCGTGCGGTTGATTGCGTGCCTAGTAAGCTAACATTTAAAGTACCGAAAGACCCAAATCTTAATTTTGAAGAGGGGGATATAGTCAAATTTGTTGTAAATGGCGGAGTTGTATTTCTAGGCTTCGTCTTTGAGAAGCAACGAGACGGCAAGAATTCGATTTCTGTTACTTGCTATGATCAGTTACGCTATCTGAAGAACAAGGACTGCTATGTTATCGGAGCTATGACAGCGACTGAATTCATTAAAATGGTAGCGGATGACTACGGATTAAAATGTGGTTATATGGACGATACCGTATGGAAAACTCCTGAGAAACCGCAAACCTTATTCAAAGATAAGTCATTGCAAGAAATGATATGCCAATTACTCGATAAAACGGCCATATACACGCCTAATCATGCGTTCTATCACTTGTATGATGAGGGCGGCGAGTTACGACTAGCATCGTTTGAGACTATGAAAACCGATATTTACATTGATGATGAGTGTATGGAGGACGTACAGTATACGACTTCCATAGACAAGGAAACATACAACTATGTGAAAATCGTCCGTACAGTTCCAAACGGTGCAGAAAGCAAGCTAGAGAACACATTTATTGCAAAAGACCAGAAGCATATTGACCAATGGGGGCGATTGCAGTATTTGCTAATTCCTAAAGAGAAGGACATTAACGCAGTAGCGCAGGCCAAAGCAATCATGGCTCACAAAAACAAGAAAAGCCGTGAGATTAAGTTGAAAAACGTCATTGGCGATGTGCGTGTGCGTGGTGGCTCGTTGGTGTATATCAATCGAAACTTTGGCGATATGATTGTCAATAATTATATGATGGTAACATCTGTTACTCATACGTTTAAAACAGGATTTCATGGAATGGATTTAGATTTACGATACGTTGATAATGATGCAGCTTATGAAGTTGCGAAAGACGAAGATGCCGAAGCGGTTAAGAAGATTGAAGCTGCCAAGAAAGCCAAAGGTACTGCAGTCACTACTGGGGCAGGAGGTACACCGGGACAAGTCGATACCGCATTCAGCGCCAATGACGGCCGAGTATCTCAGTATGGCAGCCAAGGCTGCGCTGACACGGTATGCGCTACCGGGTCCTGGTACAATTCGGATTTGAAAGATGAGTACAACAAAGGCACGGCAAGGGTTGATACACTTCGTCAAAATCTCGAGGCTAAAGGCTATACAACGGAACAATTCAACGGGTACGCTAATAAAGGCGACTTGTTGATTTATGGTAATGATGAACACGTTGTTATTGCCGATGGCGCAGGCGGGTGCTTTGGTAACTCATCTAAGCGTGGCTATGCTATGAAATATGGCAACGCAAATTATGCATGGCATAATGACGAGGCACCAACTAAGATTATTCGAATGGGGGCTAAATAATGGATAGCGAATACATGAAAATCGTTAATACGATTAAAGAAATAGCGAGCACCGTTATATCAAATGGCGAACCTATGGAGGTAATCGTCGGCGAAGTTGTCAGTGTATCTCCGTTAGCTATTAAGATTGACCCTAAATTAACTGTACCAGAAGAGAATATTATTCTTACTAAAAACACCTGCGAATGGACTATGGAGATGAGCGTTGATCATGTTACAGAAAACCGAGCAGGTGGCGGTGGTATGGCTGAATACGCAAGCCATAACCATGAGTACAAAGGGCGTAAGAAATATCTTGTTCATAACCAATTAGTGATGGGCGACAAAGTCATTATGCTGAAGGAAACCGGCGGACAGCGTTACATAGCGTTAGACCGTTGGTATAACCCGAACAGGGGGTGCACGACTAAGTAATGGCAGATAATTTACTATTACCAAAACAAAATAACGATGCGCTTATTCCTGACACAGTGAATTACATTGAACCGTCGCACACGTATGATGTTGATTTTAGAACGGATAGCCAAATTAGGGGCTATGCAGATAAGTTGCGAGCTATGGAGCAAGCAATTTATAAAATCATCAATACGGAGCGTTATCAATATATCATTTACAGTTGGAATTACGGCATCGAACTACAAGACTTATTCGGCCAGCCAATTCCGTATGTGTACGCTGAGTTACAGCGACGCATAGAAGAGGCTTTACTGAATGACGATAGAATAACTAAAGTATACAACTTTGATTTTAGCCACGAAGGTGGTGACGTCATGGTTGAATTTGATGTAGATACCATCTACGGTACGCTACAAAAAATCAAGAAAGGGGTGAAAGGTATTGTATGAGCATATGACGGCCAATCGAATTGAAAAACGAATGCTCGATAGAGTTAAAGATGAATTCGATCGGCGCGAAGGTAGTGTTATATACGATGCTACAGCTCCAGCAAGTGTTGAGTTTGCAGAACTCTACATCCTGGCAGATGTTATTTTGAAACAAGCGTTTGCGACTACGGCAGACCGTGAATTCTTGATACTTCGTGCAGCAGAGTTCAATATTTACCCGGAACCAGCCACACAAGGCGAATTTGAAGCCCAGTTCAATATGGAAGTACCGATTGGCTCCAGGTTTAACTACAACGAATACAACTTTGTTGTAACAGAGTTAATCGACGACACGGAACATAAGTACAAGCTCAAATGTGAACAGTACGGACGCACTCCTAATGCGACCACAGGTGATATTACGCCAATACAAGGTATTAATGGTCTTACCTCCGCTAAGATATTGAAGAATATCACACCTGGTGAAGATGAAGAAGACACGGAAGTATTCCGTAAACGGTACTTTGATGCTTTGAAATCAAAAGCTTATGGTGGCAATGGTGCTGATTACAAAGAAAAGGTATTAGCTATCCCTGGTGTAGGTGGTGTTAAAGTATACCGTTGCTGGAATGGTGGCGGTACAGTTAAGTTAGTCGTCATAAATAGTGACTACAAGCCGGCGGCAGATGAACTGATTAATGAAGTAGAGAACGTTATAGACCCTGCGCCGAAAGGCAAAGGCTACGGACTCGCTCCTATTGGCCATACTGTAACAATCGAAAAGGCTGAGCCAGTTACAGTCAACTACCGAATTGAAGTAACTATGATGAGCGGGCACAATATTAACAAAATCCAAACCCTTGCAGAAAATGCTATCAAGCAACGATTACTATTACGTGCTAAGGAATGGTGTAATCAAGACGAGAAGGAACATGTTATTCTTCGGACTAGCTTGGTAACGGCTTTAATGGTTGAGCTACCTAATGTTCTTGATGTTGGCAGGATTACTATAAACGGGGCATCCCTATCAAAACTAGAATTAAAGGATAATCAAATCCCAGTATTAGGGACGATTACTTTGGTGGCAGTATGATTACAGATTTCGGCATTTTTAAGCGAGATATAGATATCTCACAATTCGCCGTTCCGTTAACTCGAGATTCTCGGGATATCCAAGAAGTGTATCGAGTGGAATCGGCTGAACTACAACTACTATGGGATATTATGTTAGATATCTTTAAGGAGGAATACATATATACCGCTACAGATTACGGTCTCGCTGCTTGGGAGCAAATATTAGGTATTAATCCTCCTGATTTGACAGATACAGAAGGGCGCAGAAGCGAAATACTATCGGTATTAATAGGGCAGCGCCCTTTTACTATGCCTAAAGTGCAAGAAATGCTCAATTTTAAATTCGGTAATCACGTAGTAGAGCACTCTGTTGTACCTGATAGGTATGAGTACTGGCTAGACGTAGTAGATGGCTTTGAGACACAATTAAACAATATTATTGATTATGTCGAGCCTTTAATTCCTAAGAACTTAATCATCAAAACTAAAAGCACTACTCAATTTAATGGCGAAATATATATCGGTGCTACCTCCGATATATATGAGTCATTTCATGTCGGGGCAGCATTAGATGAATTTGATTTCAAGGCAAACTCAGAAATTAATATAGGTATGAGTTTCGATGTATTCGAAACAATTAAAGTATAAGGAGATTATATGGCTTCAATTTATCCAAATACACGATTAACCAATTATGGACGTGAGTTAATTGCACGATCACAAGCAACAGGCAAGAAGTTGCAATACATTAAACTGGTTACGGGCGACGGTCAGCTTAATAATCAGAATATCGATACTATGACCTCTGTAATAGCTCCAAAATTGGAGTGCCCGTTTACCTCTAACGGTGAATTCGTAGGAGATGGTCAATTTAGAATTGAATTTGCGGTAGGCAATAGCACGGTAACTAATGGATTCTTTGCTAGAGAATTAGGCGTATATGCTAATTTAGAAGGAGAATCTGATTCCGCTGCTAAATTAATTGCATATAGTAACGGCGGCAACTACGCATCCTATATTCCGTCCAAGGAGACACCAATCAATTCTAAAGCATTCTCCTTAGATGTTGTAATTGGCAATTCTACAAATGTAACTGTTAAGAAGATTGACGCGGCATATCTTACAAGAGGCGCGCTAGATGCTCATAACCGTGACACGAGCGCACACACTCCTATCACAGACCAAATTAAAGCAATCCTTGGTAGTGATAACTGGAAAGACTCACCGGCAAGTACGCTTGTTACAATTAAAAACTTATTAGGACAAGGCGCTATCGTAGCATCTAAGCTTGATCGTAATAATGGATATGTGAAATTTGCCAACGGCTTTATTATCCAATGGGGTTTAACTTGGTTTGAAAATCAAAATACTTATAAGGACGTTGTATTGCCTATTAATTGCAACGTACTAATCGCAATAGCTACAGATGATTTGTCTGACGTTACTACTCGTGGTGATGAATACTTTATAGGTTGGAATAGTGGTTATTCTGCTAACAATAGAACTTCAATTCGCTTTTTAACTAATCGTGGTAATGCTGGCAACTTCACATGGGTTTGTATCGGTAAAGCATAAGGAGGGCTAAAGATGAATCAATATGTATTTGTACTAGATACACAAGGTAAACGCATTACTTCATTTGTTGATAACACCGTAACGCAAGATGAATTACTGGCAACTGCTAAACAGGACTATCCTGATGCAGCTGACTATATTTACTCAGCAGATGGTGATGGTATGCTAGATGAATTCATGAAAGGTAAATTGTATGTAGGTGGTCAATTTGTATCTGCTCCAGTTCATGAGTTAACAAAAGCTGAAAAGATTGCGGAGATTCGTTCTTATTATAACCGTCGTTTTGAAGCACTGGACCAGGCGTTAATACGTAGACGCCTAGCAAACGGCGACATAAGCGATTTGCAAGAACAATTTAAAAAGATTAATACTGAAATGATTGCTAAGATTAAGGCGGTGAAATAACTATGGCAGATATTAAAAGCGATGTTCCAGTAATGCATTTCTGTGAATACTGTTGGGCTACTTTAGATAATGACGGTACTTGTCCGACAGAAGGGTGTATCCATAATGATCTAATGGATTTAGAAGTTGGTGAAGATAATGACGCCGGTCAAGCATAATCTATCAGCTATTAAGGGCGAGTTCATCACCTTAACGATTGGATATAATGGCGAAGTAGAGCCAGAAGATTTGTTTGCATGCGTAAGAAAGTTTGTTCAAGATGATCACTACGAAGCCAAATTCAATATCACAGTATCAAAGGATAATTTAGCAACAGGCGAACGTTGTAGAATTATCCTTTCTTTGGATACAAAAGAATTTCTTGACGGCCGATACGTGTGGGATTTATTTGTTTGGGCAGGCGGTAGACCTGTTAAATGCCTCGTTAAAGGTCAATTAACCATTCTTGAAGGCGTCAGCAATAGAGGTAAATAATATGAGTGATGTTAATGTTTATGTAGACGCTGAAGACAATATAAGTATTAAAGATGACAAACAAATTATCAAATTACAAGTACGCTTCGAAGATTTAACCGAAAGTCAAAAGCAACAACTCAAAGGAGAAAAAGGCGATCCATTACGCTTCGAAGATTTAACCGAAAGTCAAAAGCAACAACTCAAAGGAGACCCAGGCCCAGCGCCTGACACTTCAGAGTTCATGGTTAAAGATGAGCTTGAGCAAATTATTACTATATTAAAGCAAATTAACGGAGGTAACTAACATGGCAAGACCAAAACAAGTAATTATTAATGATTTAATGGGTGAATTAGATAAATTTGGTGGTCATATCACTCAAATTAGAGATGCCATTCAATCTAAAGGCGTAACGTCTGAGGGCAAACTATTCAAGTTTGCTGATGAAATCAACAGCATTGAACCGGCTAGTACTTATGCCTATGTGCTAGATGCTGTGAAGCGTGCTAATAATAAGGGGTATTCAGATAATGAAGTCATTGGAATGTTAGACAACCTGACTGACAAGAATACACCCCAACCACCTGTACCACAACCAAACCCTAGCTTTGACCCAGCTACTGCTACAGAAATTCCGGCTAGACAATTCTATGGCCGGAGTGATTTGGAGGGTGAGTTGAACTGTCCGAATGTTATCAAAGTTGGGGCAAATGCGTTTACTGGATGCGAGTATAGTATTGTAAAATTGCCGCAAGCTACTGATATTAATAAGGATGCTTTTAAAGAATCTTATATTACTTTACTAGATATTCCTAAGTTTGTATGGAAAGATAGTAATTTAGACTTAACGGGTGCTTACGATTTATTTAGAATTACCACTATTGTTGTAGCGGATGATTCTGTGCCACCTGACAACTTAGCTTTTACTAAACCAGGTATAATTGTTTATAATCACGATTCCAGTAAGAAATGGGATGTTTACAATAATGTGTGGAAGCCAGTGTAATGCTTTGGTAAGGAGATAATTGAATGTGGACATGGCAATTTGAGCTCAACGATATACTGACGACATTAACTATCGTCAGTATAGTCGCGGGCTTTACCTATAAAGTATTGGTACTTCCGCTGTTAGAAAAGCGTGATTTACGGCACTTACAAGATACACTTGTATTCCAAGAAAAAATGGGGGTTCTTACAGAAACCCTTAACGATTTAAAGAATGAAATCAAGTTATCTCGTGAAGAACGTGTAAAAGCATATACGGAACACGTGAAGCTTGCCACAATGGTAAAAGGAATGGAGTCTCGTATAGATGAGTTAAAGGAGGAGTTTCATGAACATACCGCCAAAGCTCATTAATTCATTAAAAAAATCATATCAATCTGTTAGGGTGGCTAATTTCCACCCTACAGGGATTCTTGCTACACGGGCGCTAGTATTTATTATGCTAGTGCCTATTTTGTTGGTAGTAGTTGAGTACATAATGGCCTTTATTAGTGGTTATGTATCTGATGAAGCCAACAAGTTAATTAGTGTTGGTATTAATATCATAGATCATATATTTATTCCATCTGTTCTTACAGCGCTTGTTGGGTTTTTAGCGCTATGGATAGACAGGGATGGGAACGGTATCCCTGATAAATTAGAAGAACCGCCAAAAACGCCAATTAATACCATAATAAATGAAAGGAGTGATTATAATGCACCTCGTTAGTCTTACTGACTTAAACGATTATTGCCGTAGAGCTTTAGGCCGGATTAATAAAATCTATTTGCACTGGACGGCAGGCAGGTATAACCAACAATTTGATGACTACCATATTAACATCGATAGGGATGGGAATATTTACATCGATGGCGAATTAACAGACCATAAAAACCACACCTATATGCGCAATGGTTTTGCAGTAGGTATTGCTTTAGACTGTGCTTATGGGGCTCAATGGACTGATAACCTTGGCGAGTATGCTCCTACGGATGCGCAGATTGAAACATTGGCACAGGTTGTAGCTTTGTTATGTGTAGACCTTGGTATACCATGTGATATCGAGCATGTCTTAACACATGCGGAGGCAGCTGATAACATGGACGGTTATTATGCTCACGAGCCATACGGACCTGCCACAACATGTGAACGATGGGACTTATGGGCAGTACATGAGGGCGATACTCCTGGTTCCGGAGGAGATGTAATTCGTGGTAAAGCTAAATATTATGCTCAAGAATGGGGCAGTAATATATAGGGGGTATATATGTATGAGAAATTTAAAACTATATTTTCTGCCAATCGGGGCTATTGCGTTACTATTGTGGTGCTTATTGTTTGCATCATCTGTGTATGGTTCTACTCCAACAGAAGCAGTAACATTGACACCTCAGGAATTCGCAACGCTGAAAACGAACTTCGACACGTTAGAGAGTACAATCAACAATCAATTGACTACAATCAACGAGTTAGAAATGCAGTTGAGAGTAGCCAAGCTATCAACCAGCGAACAGAAGAACGAATTAATCGAAGCGTTGAGCTTAATCAACGAACAGAGAACTCAATTGACAGAAGCACGGAACTTACTTCAAAAGCAAGAGCATATGCTGAACGAGCAAAGGCTATCATTAGCGAAAGCAGAAGTATACTTGAACGAGCAGAAGAAAGAAATACACAAAGCCAAGATGGAGCAACGCAAAAGTAAGTTGTTGAATATCCTTTTAGGTGGTACTGTTATTTATCTTGCAGCTAAAAATTAAGGAAGTGATCCGTACATCTCCATAGCGTGTAATGGTGGATACACGCAACCTGTTCCGAATAGGAACAAGTTGTAAAGCAACTGTTTATAACTGAATAACATAATAAAAGCCTACTAGCTTAGCATAATATCTAGGTTAGTAGGCTTTATTTTTTTAGAATGGTATAATTAAACGTAGTGGATATCTTGATTGTGCGATATAGAAGTGGTTCGTACAGCGTGTCATATGCACCACCAGAGTAAAGAACTCACATTTTGTGTGAGTTCTTTTTTTGTGTAAATATTTTTCTTTTAGCTTTTTGCATATCTTTTTAGCCTTTATATAGTTATTTACATGGTTAAAATACGTTGTGGTTTAATCCTATTTTTCTCAAACGAGTAGTCATTGATTTAATTAAGTTTATAAACTTTGATATTAATTGAATATAGTATTGATACAATATAATATATTTTATAGACAGTAAAACTATAATAGCTTATGATGGTTTTATAATAGTTTTTCTCATTAGGAGGTACCAA